GAGCTATAAGACTGTTGATAATTGTTTTTATTATCGTATACGCGATACACCACTTCTTTATTTTGTGTCATTTTTTATGTTTATTATTTATTGTTAGATCTCTCAATCAGAGCATTATGAATAATCTTGCGTGTTTGTTTATCCAAAAGGCGACCTTCGCTCTGTGGAAGTTCATTCATTACTTCATCAAATGAAATGTCAAGAATATCACTAATGCACTGAATTTTTCGGTAAATACCAATTTCCTTATATTTAAGAACTGCCCATAAAGCATCTAGTTGGGCGCTGCTAGTTTTTTCAATCGCTTTCTTGATTGAATGTACCTGAGTATTGGTAGTAGTTTTTTCTAATTTTGCACTCATATTGTTTTTGCTTTTGAATTGTTTCAACTATAGATTTAACGAGAAAAATAGTCAAGCATAAAATTATGATAATGTAAAAAATCATATTCTAATTATTATAAACAAAAATCTGAAGAATTATAAGAAAGAATGAATAAATTAATACGCCCCAGTTCATTTTAGTTAAAAAGTTCGAATGCTATTTTGCCAACTTGTTGGGTATTATCGCTAAGAAAACCAGTCAAAAGAATTGTCCCTTCTTTTGTAAAGATGCAGCCTTTAATATCAAAAAGATATTGCTTACCTTTGAAGGTTAGATTATGGACTGAATCAGAAATATTAATCAAAATAAATTCATCATCCTGCTCTCCCTGCAAATCTTTAAAGGCATCATTTGCGCCAATGACTATACAATTTTTTATTATTTTTTCTCCCATATAATATGTTTTAAGTTGTTTGTAATATCTTCTATTTTAATCAAAGAAAGGAGATCTTGTCTTCCGTATCTTTGGTATCCTGTATAAAGAGGATATTTGACATTAACATTAATTTGCTTCAAGTCAACAATTTTTTCACATAATTTTGCCAAAGCTGGACGACTGACAATTAAAAAAGAATCTTCTCTTTCGAAAGCAATAAAATTTGCCGCTCCATAAACCCAGCCATTTTTTCCTTGAACGTTTTTAAATTCAATCCAAATAACTTCGTCATCGACATTATTATCTTTTCTTTTGATTTTTTTTCTTGATTTTACATCAACAGTGTATTTTTCACCTTTTTGGTTAAGAATATGAAAATCAATGTGACTAATTTGTTCTCTAAAAGAAGCTTTTGTAACTTGATTGCCAAGTTTTTCAGCAATTTCTTTAAATTGAACTTCGGCAGTTCCTCCCATATTTGAGGATTCGCCAGTTGTGTCGTATTTATTTCTGTAAAACATTTCAATCAAAATACACCATAATTCTTTCGCCGTCAAGATCTATTTTTGAGGGTTTCATGTATCTTTTAATAAATTTTAAATAAGAGTCTACCTTGTAGGTACGATAGATTTCACCACTAAAAGTTTTTATTTGGGGGTTTTGTTTTTTGTAAAATTCTCTAAAGTCTGCAAAAGCCTTAGATATTTCTTTAAATGTTAAGATATCATTAAATCCAACTACAAAATCAGCACTAACATTTTCTCCTAAAGGTCTAAATCCACCAAAACCTAAAATTTTTCCGTTTTTTTCGGCTGTGTAAACTTCACAATTTTCAAATAAATTATTAAAATATTCTCTTATTTTAAAAATTCTCATTTGCATTGATGGTAATTCACAAAAATCAAAAGGCTTTGATTTTAAACAATATATCTTAAATAGATTAAATAATTCTTCAGTTGGTTCTTTTATTAATTTAAATTTCATTTCTAGTTTTTATTATAAAAAAGTGTAACATAAGATATGGGTCAAGGTCAAGATAAAATAGCAATAAGCTTGTTGGAATTACAACCAACTGCTATTGTTGAGTTATTTTTGCTTTATTTTAATCCTAAAGATGATCCAGATTCTTTTTTTGCATTTCATGGTGGGTCTATTTTACAAAAACCAATTGAATGGCAAGGTATTGAATATTTACCATTACCAGTTGAAACTGAAGGATTTGAAGTAAATGCAAATGGAAGAATAGCCAGACCAAAAATTAAAGTTTCAAATAAAGATTATATAATTAGCGATTTTTTGAAAAGTTTTAATGATTTACAATTTGCTAGATTAATTAGAAAAAGAACATTTGTTAAATTTTTAGATAGTGTTAATTTTGTTAATGGTAATCCTTGGGGACAACAAGATTCTACGGCTGAATTGAGTAATGATACCTTTATCATGTCTCAAAAAACAGCAGAAAATAAATTATTTGTTGAGTTTGAATTAACTTCACCATTAGATGTTGATGGCATGGACATCAATAATAGAAAAATCCTTTCAACTTATTGTTCATTTACATATAGGGGAGAAGGTTGTTATTATAATGGATTACCTTTAACAAATGATAAAGATGAAACATTATTTCCTAATGCTAGATCTATTGGAGCCTTTAACAATGGAAATCCATCTGAAACGCTTGAATGGGTAAATAATTTTAATTATAAGGTTAACGATATTGTAATGATTGAAAATAAAAGTGTGCCTTTAAATTATTATCAAGGAGATGTAGTTGAACAAGATGATCCAACATTTTTAGATGAATCTTTAAATTTTTTAAAATATTATTATGTGGCAAAATCTGATCATACATCATCTTTACAAAACTCTCCGACTAGCGCTAATAGGGATGTATTTTGGCATAAAGATGAATGTGTCAAAACAATAAATGCGTGTAAAAAAAGATTTAATTCAGATTCTTTTACAAAATATTATACGGGCGAGTATACTGAAAATGATGATTTTATAGATTTTTCAAGTAAAATACCAACAGCTTCTAGAGAAAATACTGGAATATATTTGGAATTAGCACCCACGACAAGATTAAATGATTTTTTTAATACGGGTTTTTATGATAATACTTTTACCATAGCTATGTGGGTTTCCATGTTAGGGAAACCAGCAAGAACAGATACTCCATACACATTATTTACAAACGCTAATTATTTAACTCAAAATAATACAGAAGGAGCCTTCGCTTTAACTTATTATTTATGGAACACGACAAATCCTAATCCAGCTTTACATCAAAGCCTAAGAATAAGAAAATCAGACGGAACATGGAAAAAAAATGGTATTTACGAAAATTTTTGGCCTTATGGCGGTCAAATAGCAACAGATGGTTCATATCAACTTTTATTATTCGAATGCGCAAATCCTAAAAGCGCAGGTGGTTATGTTCAACTTTCAATTAATAATCAAACTCCGCCAGAAAAATTAACACTTGGCGCTGGAGAAAAATTTTCTTTTGCAATTCCAGAATATAATTCCTATAGAACTGGTCATTTTAAAATTAATGCTAATAATATATGGGGATCTTGGCATGGTAATGGTAATAGAGTTGCTCCATTAAATATTCATTCTGTAATTATATGGTCAAGACTCTTAAATGATGCTGAAAAATTATGGTTAGGTAGGGCTAATATAGAACAAAATTCAATTAGAGAGATCCAAGAAGTAAGAATGCCTAGAAGGATAGGTGAAATACCAACAAATTTTTCAACTTTAACTGGTGATAATTTGCAATTTTGGTGGCAAGATCAATCGAGTTCATATAGTAGTTCAAATAAACTGCAAAATTTTGACGCATTGGTTATTAAACCTGGGCAGTTATCTAGTGATGTTAGAATGACAATTACAGGTTTAAATCATGATTTAAGTAATACAAGAACAAATATATTCGAATACGAATACTCATATACTAAAACCCCCAATTATTGGTTGCCATTTGGTGGTTTTCCAGGAACTTATAAATTTGCTTATGGAGAAACTTAATATACAATCTAAATTAATTGATGAAATCAAAAATTTTATTATTGAAAATTCTGATGCGAATTTTCATGCAGAAATATGTGGTTTCGTTGGTTATAATGAAAAAATAAAAAAATATATAGCGCAAATTGAAAAAAATCAAGCAGCAGATCCTAAAAATTATTTTATAATATCCCCATTAAATTATTTAAAATTTAAAAAAGAAAACGAAATAATTGCAATTTTTCATAGTCATGTTTCTGGAGATGAAACTTTATCTGAATTTGATATTAAAACATCCGAACTTTCATGTGTTCCATTTTTGGTTTTTTCAATAAATAGTAGAAAATTTTGTTTTTATGAACCTGAAAATAAAGATTATAATGTAAAAATAATTGAAAAATTTAAGAAAAAAATATGACTAAAATAAATTTACATGGTTTATTAGCTTTTGAATTTGGGGACTCGTTTGAATTATTTTTAAAAAGACCCAAAGATATATTTTACGCAATTGATGCCAATAGAAAAAATTTTTATAAAAGAATTATTGAACTCTCTGTGCAGGGGTGCCATTATTCAATTGTAGTTGATGGAATGGATATTAAAGATTTAAAAGAATTTGAAATAAAAAAGCAACCCAAAACAATTGATTTAGTTCCAGTTGTTATTGGTTCTGGTAGCGGAGGATTTTTGGCTGCAATTGGAGTTGTAGTTGCGTTTATTCCAGGTCTTCAGGGAGTTGGAATAGCATTAATTGGTTTAGGAGTATCTCAAATGTTGGCTCCAAAACAAGATAATACAGTAGAACCCCCAAAAGCAGCCATAGGTACAGCCTCCGCAATTAATCAATCTTTTTATTTTAGTAATGTTGCCAATGTTGCTCAACAAGGATCTCCAGTACCAGTAGGTTATGGAAGATTGAGAGTTGGATCTAGTGTAATTCATAGTTCAGTAAGAAGTTATCCAATAGAAGTATCAAGTAATACAAGCAAAGCAGTTCTGAGTGATAACGCAGAGATTAATAACTCAAGAGGTGTATCTACTATTCAAAGCAGAGATTAAAACTATGAAACATTTATTAAAGAAAATATCTCTAATTGGTGCTGGTGGTGTACCATCAACTCCACCGCCGCCACCGCCGCCACCAGCTAAATTAACACCTCCAAAAATTGGAATATATAATCCACATTCTTCTTATAGTCATGCAGAAATTATAGATTTAATATCCGATGGACCAATTGAAGCTTTAGTCAATTCATATGGGAAATCATTGCCAAATTCTGAAATTTTTCAAGGTATTTATTTAGATGATGCACCTATAGCGCAAAGCACTTTTACTCAATCAAACCAAGGTGAAATTTTTAATGATTATGTAGATACTGCGACAATCATGAAAGATTTTGCCAATGGAGTAAATAAAAACACTAAAATGACTAAAAGCAGTGGATTTTTGTCTAAACTATGGAATATAAGTTGGGACCCTGGTGCTGATTTTGCAGTTGTCAAATGGGCAGGTGGTTTTGCGAATGAAATATCATTTTTGAATAATAATCAAAATACACTTTCAGTTGCTGTTACTACCGCACTAGTTTGGGCAGATACATTTTATTTTTTAAATATAGACGTGGAATCGCCTAATTTAAGATCTTCTGGATGGGTGAAACAAAATACTGATTTTTCAGCAAATGATGTTTCCGCTGGAACTTTGTGGCCTTCAAAATTACATTATTATAAAAAAAATAATGCTGAATTACATACTTTAGGTACACAAGGTTTAACTGGAACAGTAGTAAATGCTTTAAATCAGTTTAATTCTATAAAAGATAACGCATCAATTAATCAATATGAAAGAGAAATTATTAAAAAGAAAATTGCAAAAATAGAAAGTTTTTATAAAAATAATAAACCTGGTAAAAGATTTTTTCAAGCTTCAAGTGAAACAAGATATATACCTAGCGAAACTGCATCGGGATGGAATAAAACAGCTCCATCGCCATTTAATATTATGCATAGTAATCAGTGCTTTCTTGTTATACCAATAACTACAACATTTAATAAAACTTCTCTTGTAAGTATAGGTTTAAAACCTGGGTCTAATACATCAGCGGTTGAAAATGGAAAATTATTAAATTTTAATTTTTATTTGAAAGATTCTGAAATTAGTTCTGAAAACTTTTTTGATTGTATTGTTCCTGAAATTAATGATCAAAATCAATTTACTGGAAGAGTTTATGGATTTATTGCTATAAAAATAGATACACAAACTGGAAATTCATTATTTTATACTAATTTTCAAAAAACTGTTAATATAGGCTATTTTACCTATACGAACTTTTTCGATATAAAACCTGGAAATTCTATTTATGTTGATAATAACACCCTTAATCAAACATATCTTAATAATTTATTAAAAACATCTTCTCTTTCTTTTTCAAGACAAGCTCTGACAAGTACTACCGTTGTAAAATATAATTATAATAATATTTTATCAGAAATAAAATATGGAACAAATAATCAAAAGCCATTAGCTTTTTTTAGCAAACTGTATTTAGATAAACCGTATAAACAAAAATTAATTGGTCCTTTTAGAGCAACTGGGCAAGTTAGAAGATTTAGTGAAATATCAAATTTATTAAATCCAACTTCTAAAACTTCTCCTTCATTAGTAGGAGGTACTCCGAATCTTGCAGGTGGAACTAATGTTGAGGGTAGTTTGGATTCAAATAGAGCTTCAGAAAAAGGCTCTTATACAGAAGCAAATCAAACTTTTGATGAAAATGCCATAGCATTTACTCATGTTGTTGAAAATCCAGAAACGGTTTCTGCAATAGTTTCAATTACAATTAATGAATTAACTGATACTTTAACAAAAACAACAGACATAGATGGAAATACTCCAAATACAGATGGAAGTAACCCCAATTTGGAAGCACCTGGTACAAAAATACCAGCAGTAGTAAATATTAGAATAGAAACTGGTAAACAAAAGAATAATGAAATTTTAGAACCTAAAACTTATGATTATTCTATTTATGGCATTATTGCTAATGCTGCGACAATTGATTTTGGTAATCCAGAAAATGATATAACAAAATATAATTTTATTTCTACTCCCGCTAATCAATCAATAAATACACCATTTCTTTTACCAACATTATCTTCTACTGAAATTAATTCTGATATTAAAAGATATATCAGAGTTTATAAAATATCTACAGAAACTTATTCGGTGCTTCTTAGAAGAGAGGTTTTTATTGATAAAGTAACAGAAATTGTTAATTCAAAATTTTCTTATCCATTTTGTGCAATTGTTGGAAGTAAAATAGATGCTAGAAGTTTAAGTTCAATTCCAATTCGAAGTTTTGATTGTAGATTAAAGAAAGTAAAAATACCACATAATTATCATATTATGGAAAATGGTTATGATATTAGATATCAAAAATCAAAAACTACATATGAAACCTCAGGAAGAAAAAGAATATATCACGGAGATTGGAATGGAGGATTTAAAATTGGCTGGACAGATAATCCAGCTTGGATATTATATGATATTTTAATTAATAAAAGATATGGTCTTGGGCAATATTTTGATGAAAGCCAAATAAATATTTGGGATTTGTATAAAATAGGAAGATATTGTGATGCCGTAGATGATGATGGTTATTTTATAGGTGTGTCTGATGGAAGAGGTGGATTAGAACCAAGATTTTCTTGCAATGTTTTATTTAATAGTTCAACTAAATTATTTGACGCTATAAATATTATTTCTAATTTATTTAGAGGTTCTGTATTTTTTTCACGTTCTGAGATAAATTTTGTAGATGATAGACCCAAAGAGCCGACAGCTTTATTTAATAATACTAATGTCAAAGATGGTTTTTTTAATTATATTACAAACAAAAAAGATGATATTTTTAATACAGTTGAAGTGGCTTATTTAGATAGATTTGATAACTTTAAAACTAAGATAGAATTAATAGAGGATTTTGAAGATATTAGACAAAGAGGACCGCTTAAAACAGTCGTGAATACAATTGGTGTCACATCTAAATCGATGGCTAAAAGAATAGGTCGCCACGTCATATGGCAAACTACAAAAGAAAATGAAGCTATTGAATTTACAGCTGGCTTAGAATCTTTACTTTGTAAACCTGGAGATTTAATTATAGTAGATGATGAATTAAGAACTAGAAATATTAACTGTGGAAGAATTTTAGATATAGATGTTGAAAATAGAAGATTAACATTAAGTAATCAATATGATGATGTAAATTTTGATGGCTATATAGAAATTTATACTCCAACTGGTTTCGATACAAGAAAAGAATTAGAACTCAAAGCTTCCTTGTCAAAAAGTAGAATGGATTTTTTCACAATTAAACCGCAGACAACAAATCAAACAATAAATTTAATAACTGGTTCATATAGATTTTCATCATATGATATAAATAATACAGCTATTTACAGTGGTTATAATTCAACATTGAAGCAAAAAACATTTTGTTATTATGATGATGATAAAAAAGGATGGATTTTTTCAACTGGATTTTTAAACAAAAGCACGTCTTTATATGATAAAGTAATTTGTTACACAAATTCAACATCAGTTGACGCAATTGATGATTATCCGAAATATTTATTTGTTGAAACAAGCGATAGCACTACGCCTGGACAAAGTGCTATTTTTAATGGAATAATGATTGATCCATTAACTCAAGGTAATATGATAAATGGCGGCATTTATGATAATGAAATTATAATTGAAAGTCCAAGACAAATAACAAAATATCAAATTAGTGGTGTTACTACGAATATTAATGATGGATCAATAGTTTATTTGCATCCTAATAATTTTAATTTAAATTTATTAACTGTTGTTCAGCCTGGTAGCAGTTATAGAATTGGAATTAAATCAAGATTAAATCAAATTTATAAAGTAATTTCAATAAGAGAGCAGGAACAAAATGAATACTTTGTTGTTGCAACAAAATATGATAGTGGCAAGTGGTCTGCTATTGAAAATGATAATGTCATAGAAAATCCACAGCAAGTTTTCTATGACAGCAGTAATTTAAATAAAAGAATTACATCTTTAGGAACACCAACGAATTTATTTTTAGATATTATAAATGAAGACGCTGATACATTCGATATTACTGGAACATTTAATTCAAGTCATAATAATTTTAAAATAACTGTAGAAAATAAAGCTGTAGGGTTTTTGTTTGAAACAACAACATCATCAAAAGCATTTGGTATTGAAAATTTAAATGATTTGGGAAGATATGATTTAACTGTTCAAGCTATTTCAACTAATTCATCTAATTTAAATTCTTATCCAGCAAAAACACATAAATTCATTGGTTATCAAAAAACAGATCAAAATCAATTTGATAGACCATATGTAGAAACCTTTACAATAATATAAAATGTTATTTGAATTTGAAAATAGTTATAATTTAAATACTGGAGATTTATTAGAAATCTTTTATGGAAGCGGTATTCATTTACAAAAAGATGTTACATTATCTTTTTCTTTTATTGATCCACAGGGTAGATTAGTGTCTACAGATTTAGATTTAAGAGATAATTCCTTAATTAAAGATATCAATTATGATATATTAAATACTAATGGAGAAACATTATATGAAAATTATAGAACTGGTTTAACCAGAACTTTTTCCCTAACAGAAATAGAAAATATCGCCCTTTTTGGAGAGTATAAAAAAGATTTTGGGGTAAGGGTAATTGTTTCAAACTTTATTAATGATAATAAATTTATTTCAGAATATTATCTTTACGGTAATACTCCAAATATTTCTGGAGTATTTGTTTCTGATGGATCTGGATATAAAAATTATACTGGGAATTCATCTTATAATTTAATGGATACTGGTTTTATTTATGACCAAGTTGAATTAAATGTTAATTTTTATAATAATCCTCAATATATTTCATATGATTATATTGATGTATATAAAATAAATAATGAAAATGAACAGATTATAGATGAAAATTTTATATATCGATATTCAATTACTAATAATTTAGATTTATTTAATATAGAAATTAATCAAAATTATTTAAATACTGGTTTACATAATTTAGTTCTTATCCCATATTCAAAAATTGGTTCTGGAGATCCATTTTATATTAATGATATATTTTTACAATCAAGTGAAACTGGAATAGTTACAGTAGAATCTTCAATTATTAATGAACTTTTATTAAATAATGGTGATGAATTAGTTAAAATTAATTTAATTACAGGATTTTTTATTAACAAAAATGATGAAATTATTGATATTCTAGAAAAGAATAGTTATAGAATAATTAAATACACCACTGAGATAATTGATAATTATAAAATATCTTCATCTGAATTAAAAATAATTATTCATGATACAGGTTCAAATTCAATTCCATCATTAATAGAATATGGATTTGGAGATAATAATTTTATGAATTATAGATTAGAAACTGGAGAATCTAACATATATTTATTAGCCAATGGCGCTAATAAAGGCTCTTTTTATAAATTATATAAAACATCAATGTGATAAAAATATTTTTGTTAATTCTTGCAAAAATAAAGGTCTAGCTTCAGAGGACAAAGATTTATATTTCTCTTTGGCTCTTTGATAGTTCCTGCGACTAATTTCATCTGTAGGTGGAATAATTTTCCTTATCTTTTTAGAAATTTTTTTATTCATAATTCCATTATATAGGATTCTGTATCTTTTTCAAATCCAAATTTTTTATAAAAATCTATTACTTTTTTATGTTTTTTATTTTTAACAACAGAGGACATAATTATATATTTAAAATTATTATCTTTAGCGAAACAGAGAGCTTCTTTTAAAAGTTTCATGCCAGCTTTAGGGTTTTTTGACAACCAAATAAATTCATTAAAAACTTTAGTACCAAATTTTATATTTTTATCATTATAAAAAGCTATAACAGCATCGTATTTATCTTCTGTTTTATGCGCCCAAGCAAAAAAATCCCAAGCCAAAACAGATGGACTAGATAATGCTGATTTTATTGTTTGTATGTTATGTTTTAAAAAAAAATGACCCTCATCAACATCTTCTTTTTTAAATAATTCCATTAAATCATCAGCTACTTTATGAGCCTCTTTTATATCTAAAATTCTTATTATTTTATTCATCTTCATTTCCAATAATAGCCTCTGAAAAGATATCGCTAATTAAATTATAGTTTTGTTTAAAAGAATTAATTTTATAAAAATTCTCAACATTATATGTATATAAAGAAATTAATTCATATATTTTAGATGGTCTAGCTTGAGATAATACAAACGCTTCAAAAAAATAATTTATTATTAATTCTAATAAAATTTTTCTTATCATAAGATTATAACAATTTCTATAAATTTCCCATTTTTCTACAGAAAAATTCTCATTATTATAAATAAGAAATCTTTTAAATAAATCCTTATCTAAATCTGCATTTAATTTAAAATTAATTGAAAGACAGGCTATATCTAAATATAAATGACCATGAAAATAATTTTCAAAATTAATAAATTTAATATCCCCATCTGAATATAAAATATTTGATGGTTTTAAGTTCCCATGGCAAAAATTATCACAATTTATAATTGAATCAATATGGAGATTTTTTATTTCATTTTTTAAGCTAGATATAAAATTTTTCAAAGAATTTAAATCATATTTCTGTTTAATTATTTCTATAGTATGCTGTGGCAACGTTTTATCTATATCACAATACTTAAATAATGGATCTATAATTGATTGAATATTTTTGTGTATTCCTTTAAAAGATTTAATATAATTAAATTTATCAAAAAAAATATTAACATTTTCTAATAAAACTGAGTAACCAATTTTTTTAATTGATTCGATTTCTTCATAAGAAATTATTAAATAATTCAAATCTGTTCCATAATTTATCGAATTATATTTTATAGCTCTTGGATGAAGATTATTATTATTTTTTTTATAAAAATTATATTCTTTTTTTAGAAAAGAAAAATTAGAATCAAATGATATTTTGACACAAACACTCTGATCAGCAAAATAAACTTTATATGAATCATAATTATAATTTGAATCAATAAATTCAATTTGATTTTTTTCTGGAATATTTAATTCAGCATCTTTAAAAATAGTTTGTACTAAGTCTGTAGAATCTTCCTCTAAGATTCTTTCATTTAAAGAAGAAATGTATAATCTATTTTTTAGTATATTTTTAAACTGCATTATGAATTAATTATCTTCAATAAAATTCTAGATTCTTTAGCTGGAACATCCTTAAATGATTCCCAATTTTTAGCTTCTTGATTTCTATAAGCTTCCGATGTCCAGAGCGCTCTCAAATGTTCTTTAAAACCATCAAACGAATTGATTTTAAGCTTTTCATTTACTGCTTTTTCCAAGGCTCCCTGTGGAGTTACTGGAATTGCTGTTGATACAAGCATATCACCAAGATCAATAACTCTATTTTTTGATTTATCAATTTCATCTGCACCGACGATATGGATATTCAAAAAGTTACGAACACAACGAACAAATGCGCGATTACATGCAATTGTCTCTAAGAATTTAATGCAAAAATCATCAGTATTTTCAATAGTTGCATTAGCTACATCTTCAAAAAGAACAGATTTATCATTTGTTTCATAATTTCCAATCCAAGTGATTTGACACTTTGCTACGACATAATCTTCTTTAATGTGAGAAACTTCATATGTCACATTAGTAAATCCACGCAATTTAGCCAATTCTTTAATACCACCCAACATAATGAGCAACTGCTTATCAGTCAAGCCTTCAATAGAAGTAGGAGCCTGTTGTCTTCTTCCTTCAAACCAATCTTTATTTGGATAAAGGAATTCAGGTTTAATCATTGCTCTCCAGTTAATTGAACAATCTTCATTAAATTCATAATTAACTCCATTAAGAAGTCCGTGTTCATTTCGCTTGTACTTTTCAAATGGAGTTGTTTTTTTAGATTCGCTCATATATAAAATAATGGTTTAGTTCTTCGTAGA